CTGGTGGTGATAGCGAAACCGAAGATAATATCGGACCTGATGTTGATGTGACAGGAAGCGGTCCTGTAAATCCTGCGGATGCTAATGATATCAATGGTATTCTATCAGGCGATGCTACACTAGATAACCGTGGTTCTAGGTTTAACGCATCTGGTGATAGAACAGGAATGGCACCTAGAAGTGTAAGTACCGAATTTGAACCTAACACTTTAACTACAGCAGAAGCCGAACAAGCAAGAGCAATTCAAAAAGAAATGCGTGATATGCTAAGAGACAAATCTATTATGGATATGACAGATGCCGAATATGCTAAACTGAAACGACTAGAAAGTTCATTCAATGAGTTGGTTACTAATGCTACAACAGGAACGCGTGGTGCGGTTGTGGATGAACTTGTTGAACAACAAAAGCGTTCTGATCTAGAACAATCAAAAGCTGATTTGGCTAGGGTACAAGATGACGTTGATAGATTCAACCTGAATGATTTAATTCCAGGAAATCAAGCAGAAGATGAGGCTCTGCGAGACGAACTACGAGATCAAGTACTAATTAAAGAGACAGAAAACAGTCCTGTTATTTTAGATAGTGTGAAGGAAGTTGTAAATCCTGAAACTGGCGAAAAAGAATTGATACCTGAATACATCCCCGCGCCAATTGAGGGCAGACCAATCGTTATTCCGAAACCTGCCCCGCCGTTGCCACAACCACATATTGATAACGGAGATGGAACTATTACAGTTGAAGGACCAAGTAATGTTACATATCCTGAAGTAGATTCAGAAGAAGTATCTAGAATTTTAGATTCGAGTTTATCTCTTGAAGAACAGCGAGAGTATATTGAAGCTATAGAAAGTAATAATGGGATTAAAGTCAATCAGTTTATTGAAAGTTTACCCGAAGATAAAAAAATAGAAGTACTTCAACTACAAGAAACTAGAGAGTTAGTTAAATTACCCGGTGATAGGGTAGATATGTCTAATCCTGCTTATCAGAATATATCAGAAAGTTCTGCTAGACAATTAGATGCCGCCAATTCTATAATGAGTAATTTTGAGAACCAAATGTCATCACTTCCAAGAGTTGAAAAAACATACACTTTTCCTGATGGAACAGTTGACACTTGGACAGATCCAGACTACACACAAATACAACCTGTTCCGTATGTGGATGCTAATGGTAATGTTAAAACATTCAATCCTTTGAATTATTTCCCTTCACCAAGCAACGAAGCGGAGTTTGGCTACACGCCAACCGTCCAAGGAAGAATGATGCAGGGATTAGCTGACGATTTTCCAGCATTAGAAATTGGTGATTCGAACAAGGCAAACAAAACTGATAATGTTACTATCGGTGGCTACAGTTTTAAAGTGGTAGAAGAAAATGAAGAACAAGAGGACAGTGAATAATGAGTACACCTAACAATAATAGTAATAGCTTAGCTAGTTCTATTGGTAAAAGTAGAAGACATACGGAAAGTCCTATTCACGAAAATGTTAAGAGTGGCATTTATCGCGCGATTACAACTGGTCAAGCTGATCCTGAAGGTAGAGGTAGACTAGCAGCTTATGTTCCAAAACTTGGCGGCGATCCTGATAATCCTCTATTCTTCCAGTATGCTTCACCGTTTGGTGGTTCGAACGGTGGTGGCTCATATGGTTTTTATGCTGTTCCACCTGATGCTGGTGTCACAGTTCTTGTTTTCTTTGCTGAAAATGGTGAACTAAGCGAAGGTTTTTGGTTCGCTACAACACAACAAGTTCATAACGTAGCCGCAGGCGGTCCTGCAGGCCCGGCCCGTGCTGATGGAACAGGGCAAGAAGAAGGTGCTTTTGAAGGTAGACCCTCGGCAGATCAAGTTATAGACAATCTAGATGTAGCACGTGGAGTAGACACCTCAGGAAATAGTGAACAAGATGTTGCTTGGACAACACAAGATGCGCAAGAAGTAGAACGAATTCGTTCTTCAGGACAAGGACTAGAAAGAGCTAGACTTTCTCCAGCACAACGTTCGTATGCTATTGGTCGTGGATATCTTCCTCGTCAAGACGGTAATGACCCAGACGCAAATGATCCACGTGGTGACCAGACACGTCCACCAAATCATTCTAGAAATATTAATGTTGCCAATCAAGGTCTATACACTGACTCAGTTCGTGGACAAACAACCGCATCACCTGTTAGAAATGCGAGCTATGAACAACCACAACCAAGCTCTGTATATGGTTTGAGAACTCCTGGTTCTAATGCTATTACCATGGATGATGGTAATGTTTCACCTGATGGTGAAATTCATCCTAATCAAATCCGTATCCAAACGGGTTCGGGTGCTAGTGTAATTTTAGATGGAACAAATGATACAATTTATGTTGTAAACTCAACAGGTTCAGGATGGGTAGAAGTTGGTGCTAAAGGTGAGATTATGGCATACGCATCTGGTTCTATTTCAATGAGAGCAGAAAAGGATTTTAACATTCGTGCTGACCAAAATATTAATATGGAGGCAGGTGAAAAGGTTAATATTAAATCTGGTAACAACTTCTCTGTAAATAGTGGTAATCAAACTCATATTAAAAGTGAAGGTTCACAGTTTTATGATAGTGGCGGTTCAAATCATACACGAGTAAGAACAAATATGTATGCTTCATCTGGTGGTGATATTCATCTAAACGGTCCGCAAGCTGCTATGTCTCCGCTTATGCCAACAACATCACATCCTGATATTCAGAATAGTTCAAGTACAAAAGTAGATGAAAGTATTGTTTCAACAATGCCATCACACGAACCTATGACAAGAGCAAATCCTGGCGTAGCAGGTTCTATGCCTGGTGGTGAAACCTCATCGGCGAATGGTGGAACACAACAAGACCCATCAAGTGCGGCAGGACAAACAGATGCCGCTGGACAAGATGGTCCACCACCTGAATTAGATGAAGCAGAGGGTCTAGCAACAATCCGTAGCCGTGGCGGTGCATCAACACAAGTGGCAGCAGTATTCCAAGCACAGTTCCAAGGATTTATTGATGATTTGGAAGCAACAGGTTATGTTGTGAGAATGTTAGGTGGTTACTGTAAACGTAATGCGCGTGGTTCAAGTCGCCCATCTTATCACGCAATGGGTGCGGCGATTGATATCAATTGGGATGTTAACGGATACGCAAGTTCTCGTCCTGCAGGTTGGAACCCACAAACATCACGTGTACCACAATACAAGTGTGATTTCCCACCAAACATTTCTGAAATCGCAGCAAGACACGGATTAGGTTGGGGTGGTAACTGGTCAGGTCCTTGGGACCCGATGCACTTCTCGGCAGGTTCAGGTGAACGTGGTGCTTTCCAATTCCCACGTAGTTATAATGTCGTCGCTTCAGCAGATATCACAGGGCAACGTTCAGTTAGACAGTGGACAGGATAATACAATGATTTATGATAAGAAAAAAGGTTCTCTACTAAATTACATTCAGTTACCTCTAAACGTCATTACACCGTTTGGTACATATTTGGGTATTGGTTATGATGAATTTGATAAACCAAAGTATATTCTTTCTCACGTTAGAGTAAAAACATTCAGTCCTGTAGATTTAGTATTCAGTAATTTAAGTAAACATCAAATAATGAATGATATTGAACCAAAGTTACAAATTCAAAAGGACGGGACCATTGGTTATAGATATCAAATTACAGATACAGAATTGAAATATGGATATATTACTGTAGCTTCACAACGTATTAGTATTCTTAATGGTTCTATTACTAAACAAGAAGCAGAACTAATTTTAGAAAAACAGCTACGTGCTATTGGTAATGTATTAGAAAAGTTTGTTACAAAAACACTCGGTCAACCACAGTTTGATTCCCTACTTCATTACTTTTATTATGAAGGTGTTGAACAGATTGAAAATTCTACACTAATCAGATTGATTAATTTAGAAAAGTGGTATGATATCACCGACGAAATTCAAACCAATATAAAAAGAAAAGATGGCAAAGTCGATGATAGACTTGCCATCCTTAGAATTCGTAGTGCTAAGTTATGGAGTTTTGTTCCTGGTTTTAGTTAAGCAGGACGCTCCGAAATAACCATATCTGCTAAACCAAAAGCAACCGCCTCTTCAGCATTCATAAAGTTATCACGTTCCATAGCGTCACGTAATTCATCAAAAGTTTTACCTGCGCTATTGTGACGAACATAACCTTCTGTTAAAGATTTTTTCATCTTTAAAATTTCTTGTACCTGAATTTCCATATCAGTTGCTTGTCCACCTGCACCACCGCTAGGTTGGTGAATCATTGTGCGTGAGTTAGGTAGAACATATCGTTTACCTGATGCACCTGCCTGTGCTAGATATGAACCCATTGAACATGCTTGACCAATAACTGTAGTTGACACATCAGGTTTAATAAACTGCATTGTATCGTAGATAGCAAGACCTGATGTTACTACGCCACCTGGTGAGTTGATATAAAAATGTATATCTTTGTCTGGATTTTCAGCTTCTAAGAACAATAGCTGTGCACAAAGCAAATCTGCTTGATAATCATTGACTTCACCTGTTAGAAAGATTACACGTTCTTTTAGTAGGCGTGAAAAGATGTCATAGCTACGTTCACCGTTAGCCGACTGGTCAATGACCATAGGTACAAGATTTGGCATTAGAATTTCCTTGTGTTAGAATGGATACTTGTTACTTGTTCTAGTTTTTGTTTCAGAGAGGCAACCTCATCTGTAAGTTCAGCAACACGTTTATATTGCTTATACAGTGTTTCGGTTAGTTCTTGAATTTCTTTACGAAACATATCACTTTCTGATTGTGTTGTCAAGGGTTTTGTTTCTTCCCACATGATATAATCACGTTGTTCTGCTTCTGAAACTCCAGTCCAAGTAGCAGCAACAGGTGCTACCATTGAATCGAATTCTTCAAGTGTGATTGGTGTCATTGTGTCGTTATACTCAACTGTATATGTCACATCTAAATCATTCCAATCAGGATGAATATCGAACGCATTCATGATATCTTCTTCGATGATAAGTTCTGACGCAACATCCTCGAAAAACATTTCCATTTGTTGCTCTTTCATTTTACCCATGTCAGTCTCCTATTAGGTTTAATACTAACTGTATATATTATAGACACAAATACATCAGTTGTCAAGTATTACTTATCTAATACTTCTATAATTTTCGGTGCGATAAAATCTCGTATCATTTCTTCGTTTGTATTATCGTTAAAGTGTACTGCGTCACATAAAATATTTCTATCTTCTGTCCTTGCGTATTTTTTTACATAATATTCGTGGGCGTTACTGCATCCAAAATCTACATCGTGTGATATATGTTCTCTGAAGTCAAAACTCTTTTGCCACGTTATAACTTTTATACCTAGCATTTCGCATAGTTCTATAGCTTGTTTACAATCAAGTATGCCCCAAAATTCAAATGCGTTATTTCTATATGCGATTTGTTCCTGGACTTCCTTCCAAGTTTCGAACTGCTTTGCCCAGGCGAACTTTTTGAAATCTATTGGCTGTGTTATACCTCTGATATATTCCCAAATAGACGATGAGCTTTCGTATAGCTCATCTGTTATATTATTCAAATCATAATCTTGTGTTTTGACATTAAGCATAGAACGATTGTTGACAAGTTCAAGTAATACAGCATCGATATTGTATTTCTTTTTTAGGTAAACGATTTTGTTTAGATAAAGTTCTGTGCCTTTACCCGAACACGCAGAGTTATAAAACTCAATGTCATCTGTGTATTTTTTTAGCCAAGTTTCAAATGGTAGTGCTAAATCGTTTTCACCTGTTACAGGATTATGATGACACCCTACGGAAAAACTTGAACCTAATATTCCTACTCGTTTCATTATTATATTTATATCCGTAGTTTATACGCAGATAAATACTCTTAATCAAATAACTACAGAGAGAATGGAAAAATGAGATTTTCAGGTTTCAGTACTAAAAATAAAAAAGCAATCAACCATGTCCTAACAGGAAGTGACTTGGTTGTAGAAGATTTAATGAATCACCTTATGACACGTAAGGGTGAGCGCGTTATGATGCCTACTTTCGGTAGTATTATTCATGATTTGGTTTTTGAACCGTTAACTTCAGAAATCAAAGTTATGATTGAAGACGATATTAAAGATATTGTAGCACAAGAGCCAAGATGTGAATACGTTACAATGTCTTTAAAAGAAACAGAGCACACAGTCACGGTGCATCTTATGATAAACATTTTACCTGAGAACACACCGATGACATTAGAAATTGATTTAGAGCGAGAGTAAAAATGAGTCAAGACAGAGTTGACAATTTATTTGCTAGTGAGAGTTGGAGTGCTGTATACACAGCGTTTACAAACGTAAGTTTGAAAGCATATGACTTTGATACTATCAGAGAAGCATTACTTCTATACATTAAGCAAACGTATCCAGACAAATATAATGATTTTATCGCAAGTTCAGAATTCGTAGCAGTTCTTGACCTTGTCGCATACCTAGGACATTCACTTTCGTATCGCTTAGATATGAACACGCGTGAAAACTTTATGGATTTAGCAGAACGTAAGGAAAGTATCCTTCGTATCGCTAAAACTATGGGCTACAACAAAACACGTCCGATTAACTCACGTGGTTTTATGAAAATTTCAAGTGTTACAACCACAGAACCAGTATTTGATAGCAATGGTGTATCTCTCGCTAACCGTGTAATCAACTGGAATGATGCTAATAACACAGAATGGTATGAAAACTTCATTACAGTTATCAATGCGTCTCTAAATCAAGAAACAAAAATTAAAAACCCAAAAGCTACTAAGCAGATTTCTACAATTGAGCATAACCTTTATGAAATCAATGAAAACACAGCATCAAAAAATGTTGTATATGGTTTTAAAGCAAATGTATCAGGTAAGTCAAGAACATTTGAAGCAGTTCGCGCTGGTTTTGGCGATGATGGCGTTATGGAAATGTCGCCTGATAGAACAAAGAACTTTACAATTGTAAATCGTAATGACAATCTAGGTCCTGCGTCTGACAGAACAGGTTTCTTTGTATTCACAAAACTAGGTAAACTAGCTTCGACCAACTATAACTATACAGTTTCAGTTTCAAACAGAATTCAAACAATTCCTACAAATAATATTTCAAACTCAGATGTTTGGATTCAAAAGCTAGATAATACTGGCGCGATTATACGTGAAGTTACTAAGGTTGATAACGAAACTCGTGAAACAGCAATCTTTAATGCTTTACGCACAGGATCAGGTGATATTGTTAATGTAAGAACAACAGTAGACAACGGTATTGAGCTACATTACCCTGATGGAAACTTTGGTAATGCGGCTTACGGTAACTATCGTGCTTGGTATCGTGTTTCAGATAACGAAAGTTATTCTATTGATCGTGATACAGTTGAGAATGCTTCAATCACAATTCCATACATTGGATCAGATGGTGTAGCACATCAGTTAACACTAACACTAACAACAACACGTGATTTTTCTGAAAACTTCGCAGCAGAAACAATGGCTTCTGTTCGCCGTATTGCGCCACGTTCATACTATGCACAAGATAGAATGGTAAACGCACAAGACTATAACGTGCTTCCGCTATCACTAGGTCAGAACGTAGTTAAAAAAGTAAAAGCAATCAATACAAATTTCTCAGGTAATTCACGTTATTTTGAAATGGATGACGTGACCGGCCATCATTCGAATGTTACAGTGAACTCAACAGATGGTTCTATGTATTTGGATACTGATTCTGTAACAGTTAAGTTACGATTCAACAAAGAGAACGGTAATACAGTAAACTTTATTAGAAATGAAATTTCTAAAGTAATTAAACATGGTTCTCTTGCTAATCTTTATTATATCAATAATGTAACAAATTCAAATGTTGTTATTAACGCAGAAACGAACCCTGATACATTTTCACCGATCAATATTAATATTGACCCAACAGACCCTAAAGCGATTGAAATTGTAACAGACGGTACAGGTGAAGGCGGCGCAGACCCACACCCTGCAGAAGTTATGTATCCTGGTGATTTTGTTAAAATTGAAACAGAGAACCAAACTACCTATTGGACAAGAATTTACGGTTCGCTCGGTTCAGGTGGTGGTATCAGTAACAATCGTTACACAATCACTGACATTTTACCTGAAGAACAAAAAGCAGATGACGTATTCAGAATTGTAGAAATTGTAAAAGGTTTCAGAACGCGATTTGAAGATTTTGAAATTTCAGAAATAAAAACAGGGGCTTTAGATGATACTACTATTAGTTCATTTGAAAAATCATTTAGAAATTATAGATATTATAGACAACTTGCATTTTATATATTAGCTATGCAAAAATTAGTTAATGGTCAAGCTG